GCGGTGAGTTATCGCGCGGTCGCATTTACGATAGTATGCAGACGGTTGTTTGTGGATCGTGCGGCGGCGTATGGTGGACTTTCGAACACAGTGACGAGTGGCATGAGGAGACGTGGGATGGCTAGAGCGCAACGGGCGACTGATCGTTCGCCGCGTCGAACGCGGCAGCGTGATACGGATGCGCTGACCGGGCTGAACCTGGACTTCAGCGAAAGCCCGACAGTTTGGAAGTTTCTGAACGACGATAGCTTCGTGCGCGGCCTGATGGGTCCGGTCGGCAGCGGCAAGACTTATGCCAGTCTGGCGGAAGTGATGCTACGCGCCGTGAAGCAGGTGCCATCACCGATTGATAATATCCGCTACACGCGCTTTGCTGTCATTCGTAACTCGTATCCTGAACTTCGCACGACGACACTAAAGACTTGGCAAGAACTATTCCCGGAGAACACATGGGGCGAGATGCGCTGGTCACCACCAATCACGCATCACATCAAGCTGCCGCCGCGCGACGGTGCGCCGGGTCTGGACTGCGAAGTTATCTTTCTCGCGCTGGATCAGCCGCGCGACGTGCGGAAGCTGCTGTCGCTGGAACTGACCGGCGGTTTTATCGATGAGGCGCGTGAGTTGCCGAAGGCGGTGGTCGATGGCTTGACTTCGCGCGTCGGTCGTTACCCGACGAAGAAGAACGGCGGTTGTCCGTGGCGTGGTGTTTGGATGTCCACCAACCCGATGGATTCGGATCACTGGTGGCCGAACCTTGCGGAGAAGAATCCGATACGTGGTCGCTATCCGTGGAAGTTCTTCAAGCAACCCGGTGGCGTGAAGGAAGGCACGAAGGAGCATCAGGACGCGATCTTCGCGGCTAACAAGCACTGGATTATGAACGAAAGCGCGGAGAACCTTAACAACCTTCCGCCTGGTTACTATGAGCAGCAGCTTGCGGGTAAGACGCTTGATTGGATTCAATGCTACGCCGGGGCGCAATACGTCTATGTGCAGGACGGCAAGCCGGTATGGCATGAGTTCAGCGACAGCCTGATGTCGTCGGATGTAGATACTGAAACTGGTATGCCCGTGCATATCGGACTCGACTTTGGTCTGACGCCCGCTGCGGTGTTTGGACAGAAGATGGCGAATGGGCGTTGGCACATCGTGCATGAACTTGTCGCCTTCGACATGGGGCTTGAGCGGTTCGCGCATCACCTGATGGCGGATATCCAGACGAAGTTCCCGAAGTCGGAGATATTTATCTGGGGCGACCCGGCGGGTGGTAAGCGCGACGAAATCTTTGAGGTGACTGCGTTCGACCATCTGCGGACGTTGGGACTTCGCGCCCAGCCGACAGCATCGAACGATTTCAAGGTGCGTCGTGAAGCTGGTGCGATGCCAATGAACCGTCTGATCGACGGTCGTCCCGGCCTCCTTGTGTCCAAGGAGTGTACGCGGACACGGAAGTCACTGGCTGGCGGCTATCATTTCAAGCGCGTTGCTGTTGGTGCGGGCTATGAGAGGTTCCGCGACATGCCGAACAAGAACGAGCATTCGCATGTTGGTGACGCTTATGGGTATCTGATGCTGGGTGGCGGTGAACATCGCACTCTGACGCGCAATCCGAACGGTCGCCCGATGTTCAAGCAGCATGTGGCGAATATGGATTTCAACATTTTTGGCTAAAAAAAGCGCCCCGGCTAACCACAAACCGGGGCGCTAGTGCAACCAAGGAGAAGTTCGAGTACGAACAGGGGTAATATATATGTCTTTGCCTGATGTATCAACTAACTATCGTGTGAATTTCATCCCTTTTCATTGGGGGCATGTGCATATGATGGACCTGCGCCCATTCGAAAAGCAGTATTTTGAGTGGTTCGACGATTACAACGAAACCCTGAAGATGTTTGCTTCGTATGGTAACTGCTACACGGCGCTCCACAATGGCAATGTGGCCTGTTGCTTTGGCGCTGTGCCTCTAAATCGCGGCACAGCGGAGGGCTGGCTACTCACTAGCTATATTATTGAAAGCAATCCTATATCACTTACACGCGGTGCTAGGAGATATATCAATAAGATTGCAATAGATATGCAATTACATAGATTGCAGTTCGTTGTAGATAATAGCAATGTTCTTGCAATCCGATGGACAAAAGCATTAGGATTCACTGAGGAAGGGCTTATGAAGAATTATGGGCCTGACAAATCCGACCATTTCATGTTTGCGAGGTATTTCTAATGGGTGGAATGTTTAGCGGGCCTAAGATGCCACCACCACAACCTCTACCACCACCGCCTGAGCCTGATCCCGAAATCACTGCCGCACAAGAGCGTCAGGAGGCTCGGCTAGAAGAACGCGAGCGTAAGGCCGAAGCTGAGATCGCCGCCCGTCGTCGCGCTCGTGGCGTTGGTGGGCAGCGGGCGCTTCTTTCGATGGAACGTGAAGATGCTCGTCGAGGTATTTCAACAACATTGGGAGCAGGGTGATGGGTGGCTCCAGACCTTCTCCCGCTCCTCCTCCTCCTCCTCCCGCACCCGTTGTTGCGGAGCCGGAGCCGGTTGTACAGAAATCATCTCGCGCGGAACAGGAAGCCGCCGCACGTCGTCGCGCTCGTCGCATCGGCGCACGTTCACTGCTCGGCGCAGGCGGTGCAACCCGCGAAGAACAAGACACGTTGGGAGTTGGGTGATGGGCGCGACGATGGGAAAAATGCTAACCGCAGGAATGTTGGCAAGCGCGAGGGAAAACCCCGAAAGTGCTGTCGCTACTCGCGACGGAAAGAGGATAGAAGACCCAGAGGAAAAGAATAAATTCTTGGAGGATTTCGCCGCGAAGCAGGGGCTGAGTTTTTCGACTCCGCGTCCTGCCAGCCGTGTCGGCTCTCAGCAAACGCCTCTTTCCAATTCTACGGAAAGGGCTACTACTGCACAAAAGAAAGAAGCTGCGATGAAGCGTGTTCGCAGGATGTCTCGACCGCTTGTCGGTTCCACAACCTATAACAGATTGGGTCCGTAATGCCTAAAGTTGTAATGAAAGACGGAAAGACCAAGACGTTCGCCTATACGAAGGCGGGCATGTCTGCGGCAAAGGAATACGCCAAGCAGTACGGCGGACGCATCAGCGAGGTGAACATGAAGACCGCGATGATGAAGAAGAAAAAGAAATGAAGAAGGTCTGGGAAAAGAAGCGACCGAAAGGCATTGGCAAGCCCAAGAGCCTGGCGCCCGAACAAAAACGCGCCGCAATGCGAGCGGCGAAGAAGGCCGGTCGTCCGTACCCTAACCTGATTGATAATATGCGAGCCGCCCGTGGCTAAGACTCCGGCTTGGCAGCGCAAAGCGGGGAAGAACCCCGCAGGCGGTTTGAATGAAAAGGGCCGTGCCTCTGCGCGGGCGCAGGGTATGGACCTGAAAGCGCCTGTCAAAAAGGGCGATAACCCACGTCGTGCATCTTTCTTGGCGCGAATGGGTTCGATGCCCGGCCCGGAGCGCGACGAGAAAGGTCGCCCCACGCGCCTGCTCCTATCACTCCGCGCGTGGGGCGCTTCTTCCAAGGCTGATGCCAAGAGCAAGGCCAGCGCGATTAGCGCCCGCAATAAGGCGAAAGGTTAAGTTATGCTCACCGTCGAACAGGTTATCAAGCGTCACGAACTGGCGCAGCGCCGGAAGGATAACTGGCGTCAGATTTACGAGGACTGCTACGAGTTCGCGCTTCCGCAGCGGAATCTGTACGACGGTCATTACGAAGGTGGTGGGTCGCCTGGGCAGAACAAGATGGTTCGCGTCTTTGACTCAACCGCGATCAATTCGACGCAGCGGTTTGCCAACCGCATTCAGTCGGGTCTGTTCCCGCCGTATGGGCGCTGGTGTCGTTTGGAGCCGGGGCCAGATATCCCACCGGAGCGTCAGCTTGAGGCACAGGCGGTTCTTGATACATACGCAGACAAAATGTTTTCGGTTTTGCGTCAGTCGAATTTTGATCTGGCGATGGGCGAGTTCCTCATGGACCTTGCGGTCGGTACGGCCGTCATGCTCATCCAGCCGGGTGACGAAACGACGCCGATCCGGTTCACGCCGGTTCCGCAGTATCTCGTTTCCATCGAAGAAGGCGCACACGGTAAGGTCGATAATGTCTATCGCCGGATGCGCCTGAAGGCAGAGGCGATCAAGCAGCATTGGGTTGACGCGGAAATACCGGATCGCCTCCAGCGCATGATCGACGAGAAGCCGACTGATGAGATCGACTTGCTTGAGGCGACTGTGCTTGACGTACAGCGTGGTGATTACGACTACATGGTGATCTGGCCGGACGGCAAGGCACCGCTGGTCGAGCGCAAGATGAAGTCATCGCCGTGGATTGTGGCGCGATACATGAAGGTCGCGGGCGAGGTCTACGGTCGCGGTCCTCTTATTACGGCGCTTCCCGACATCAAGACGCTGAACAAGACGCTGGAACTTCTGCTGAAGAACGCATCGCTGTCTATCGCTGGTGTCTACACTGCCGCAGACGATGGCGTCCTGAACCCGCAGACCATTCGCATTACGCCCGGTGCCATCATCCCGGTTGCGCGTAACGGCGGTCCGCAGGGAGAGAGCCTGCGTCAGTTGCCTCGATCAGGCGATTTCAACGTGTCGCAGATCGTGATTAACGACCTTCGCATGAGCGTGAAGAAGATCATGCTCGATGACTCCCTGCCGCCGGACAATATGTCGGCGCGTAGTGCGACGGAAATTGCAGAGCGCATGAAGGAGTTGGCGCAGAATCTGGGCAGCGCGTTTGGTCGTCTTATTACTGAGACGATGATCCCGGTTGTGTCTCGTGTCATGTACGTCATGGACGAGCGCGGCATGATCGAGATGCCGCTGCGTGTGAATGGCTTGGAGGTAAAGGTATCTCCGGTATCGCCAATCGCCCAGGCGCAGAACATGGGTGACATTGAGAAGATTACGCAATGGGTCCAGCTATCGCAGGCGCTTGGGCCGGAAGGCACGATGGCTCCTCGCATGGGTGCGATTGCCGATTACATTGCTGATAAGTTAGGGGTTCCTGCTGAACTCCGCACAACGCCGCAGGAGCGCCAGATGGCAATGCAGCAGGCGGCTGAGATGGCGCAGATGGCGGCACAACAGGGCATGATCGAAGGAGGACAATGACAGAAATAGAAGGGTGGGAAGGACTCCGGCAAGCAGCGCCAGAGTTCCGTCGCACGAATGAGCAGGAACGTGACGACATTGATCGCATGTACCTGCGGGTATTCGGCAGCGAAGACGGGCAGAAGATATTGGAGCATCTGCGTTCGCTGACGATAGAGCAGCCTACTTGGTATCCGGGCGAAGAAGCGAGCCACGGCTATGCCAGGGAAGGGCAAAATTCACTGGTCCGCGAAATTGAGCGGCGTATTAAAAGGGCATCACAGTTATGAGCGAAGAAGCAGAAAACACAGAAAGTTCCGGCGAGGGTCTTCTCGCTGGTGCGGCACCTGCGGTCGAAGAAGCGCCGCAGGAAGAAGCAGCAATCGAACATCGCGTTCCCGACGAGCAGCCTAGCGTAGAGCAAGTTACTGTCTCGGAGAATGATGAAGAAGTAGAGTTTGAGCGTCCCGACTGGTATCCAGAAAAGTTCTGGAACGAAGACGATGGGCCTGATCTAGAAAATCTTGCAAAATCATACAACGAACTTCAGAAGAAGTTTTCTCAGGGCAAGCACAAAGCGCCTGAAGAATATGACGTGAAGATGTTTGAGGAAGCTAATATCGGCGAAGATGACGAACTTTTCTCAACGTATAAAGATTGGGCGAAAGAAAACGGCATCAGCCAGAAAGCATTCGAAGACCTGGCGTCAAAGTTTATCAGCATGGCTGGGCAAGAGCAGGAACTTGCCGAAGTCTCGTACAAGGAAGAACACACGAAACTGGGGCCGAACGCGGACATGACGATTAAGTCCATGACTGAGTGGGCGCAGGGTCTTGTTCGTAAAGGTGTGTGGAGCGGCGACGACTTTGAGGAGTTCAAGATCATGGGCGGCACTGCCCAAGGTCTGCGAGCCTTGCAGAAAGTCCGCTCATACTATGGCGATCAGCCTGTGCCGGTAGATGTCGGCCCGATTGACGGCCTTCCGTCGAAGGAAGAACTTTCCGCTATGGTCGCCAAGCCAGAGTATATCAACGATCCGGGCTATCGCGCCAAGGTCGAGAAGATGTTTGACCAGGTCTATGGCACACAGGATTACTCAGCGATATGAGAAGGCAAGCACCCATAGAGCAAGAAATAAAAGCCAAAGATATTGATTTTGGCGGGTTTTTTGAGGATCACCCTGATGGGGATAGCGATAAGCGCCCTTCCTTGGGGTACTGCACGATCCAGAAAATTGAGAGAATAGTGTTCGAAATCAGGCGGACTAACCATAGTCTGTCTTGACAAAAGCCTATTTACAATGTAGCGCCTCGTTCCTATAATCATCCTAGCGGATAACCTTCTGGCCCGCTAGACCG